CCAGCGCGGTGATGCGCAGAGTGGAGCTGTTTCCCACCGTGTCCTGGCTCAGGCTTACCTCCACCCAGGCGGACAGATGGCTGCCGGTTATGGTTACCGATGGCATGGATGTTCCCCCCTTTCCATAAATATATCAGAGTTTCCCGTGTCAGGGTATCCACCCCTAATTTCCTACAGCATAGCAAAAGGCGGCAGCGGTTTTCTATCCCGCTGCCGCACGTTTGGGGAAGGGTTTTACCAGGTCTTGTACTTACTCACAGTGGACTCAGCCATAAAGCAAAGCGCCAATGCAGTCTTTTGCGCAGATGTTAGGTTCAGTCTGTCAATATAGACAATCCACTTTTGTGCCAAGGAGTCCCTTACAGTATCCCCGTTTTCATCCTTGTCTGATTCCAACTCTCCCAGCGCCTTATACGCTGTGTAGAAGCTGCCTGCAGTCATACCGAGGGGTTTGCAGTTCTCTTGATACTTTTCAATTGCCGCATAAGAGATTCCGTTACAACCTGGGTTGTTCTTTACGAAAGAAGTTACCGCAGCCTTTTCTTTTGCTTTATCCCGGTCATAGTCTCCGTACTTCACCCACAGATCCACAGCCTTTGCCTCGGTGATTTTTCCTCCACGGAGGGCATCCGCGATATCATCATAGGCAATATGGGTTTCTTTCTCACATTTCCACTCAGAAATTTTCTCCGAAGCCTGTTCACTTCCATACCCGCCATACTTTACTTGGATCTCAATCGCTTTTGCTTCAGAAATTCCGCCGCTCAGGAATTCCTCTTTTAGGTTGCTGTAAGCAATTCCTGTTTCCTTCTCACATTTCCACTTGGTAACGGTTTCCTCGGCTTTGTCACGATCATCACCACCGTATTCCACTTGCATATCAACGGCCTTGCTCTCAGTCAGATCCCCACGGAGGTAAATGTCCTTAATGTCACCATAATAAATTCCTGTTTCTCTTTCACAGCGGAGTTTTAGCTCATCAGCATTCGCCTCTTCAACGGACAAAAGTTGATACTTCATCAGATAGCTTAGTATGTCTTCCCTGCTCATATACTGAATGCTTCCGCGTTTGTCCTTCACACCATGCACATATGCATCCTGGGCCTGGCTCAGAGTGTACCCGGTATCAATAACTCCTTGCCAATTTGCCAGGAAGACAGAGATTTCCTTCTCTGTGAAACTTGAATTCTCTGACAGAATCTTCTCCGCTTCCTCTTTGGTGATCTCTCTCTTCTGGAACGCATCTCCTGTGTAATTTTTGATGATCCCGGATACTTCCTTGTCAACCTCGTAATCATTATCCCCGTCCGACTGTGCTACAAAGAGAGCAATCATATCATTACACTTTTCGGTGTCTCCGACCTTCCAGGCTTTCAGAAATCTGTTGTATTCCTGCCGATTGGTGAGGCTGCTGTTGCCAAGATACTGCCCAAATGTCCCGGACTGGATGTCCCCTATGTACATGGTAACCATATCGCATATTTTGAGTGCATTTCCTGCCGGAAGCCCGATGACCGTTCCAAGAGAAGTTAGAAACTTTCTCCATTGCTGGGGTGTGATCTGTTTGTCCGTATCCATGGCACGTTGAATCACAGTTGCCGTATTCTCCAGGATCCCGGAAACCGCACTCATAGCACTATCACTGAGACCGTAGTAATTCTCCCCGCTGATCACAGAATACAACAGATCATATACCTGTCCGCCAAGGGCGACCATTCCGAACACGCTGGAACCAATCTCTTTTGCCATTCCTTTTGCTACACCAGATGCCGTAACTTCTTCCGTTTCGTCGTCTCTATATGGGTTGACCGCCCCAAGAATGAAATTGACAATCGTCCTGAGTGCAACAAATGCAACGGTTCCGCCCAGCATGACGGAGGTACAAGCATTCGCCAATCTCTGACCGGCAGCGGTCACATCTGCCTGGGTCACTCCGTTGCGGTGGTTTTTGAAATCGACCTTTGCCCGGTTAAATTCTCCTGCCGCATTTATGAGCATATTGAGGTTTTGGTTCGACTGGGTTTTGTACATCGTCAGGAGCTTCATTCCCCCTCGATGATCCCGAAGCATATCGCTTCTTTCTGTCACCGTGTAGTTCGGCTGGCTGTGCCGGATGATCTCTGTATACACCTCATTGACACGTTCCTCATAGTTTTCCGCCCCATGCTTCACTCCTTGACGCTGCACATAGTCCTCCGCCATATTCCACATGATGGATCCCGTGGCTAAGACGTCAAAGTTCTGGCACCAGTTGAACAGCTTTTTCCCGACCTTGGAGTTGACCGCCTTTGCAATGACCCCGCCTTTGTTCTTCAGATCGGAGAGCTCTGTGCTTCCACCCTCTCCGCGGTACCGGTTATAAAACCAGACATTTCTTTCGGCAAGCTCATTTTTGTACTTTGTGTTTGCAGCCTTTCCAAAGCCTTTTGCAAATCCAACCGCGCAGCTCTTCCAACCAACCACACCGGCAGCCGTCGGGATGGAGGCTAACTGGCTGACCGCCACCCGTGGGTTTAAGCTCAGTGTTGCGGCAGCGGCATTTCCATAAAATTGACTTAGTATATCGTTTCCACCGCTTCCACCCGCCACACTCTTGATATAGTTATTTATGTACTCTTCTCCACTTACACCCAAAACAGTTTTGCCGGTTCCATACCGTGCCGCTACCATGGCATTCAGAGTGGTGTTTCCATCTACTCTTACTTTCCAGAGTTTCCCAAAGTCCTTTTGTACCTGTGCAAAGCCGACATACCGGCTCATGCGTTCCTTTTGGCTGGTGAGTTCCTGGAAGAAATCTGTCAAGAGTATCGGTGCGACAGACCGGACACGTTCTTTGGTGAAGCCTGAGTTTTCCAAATTGAATGCCTTATTGGCATCTTCCATGGTGCGGATATCTACTTTCACTGTGGTCAAGTCTCTGTGGATTGGCACATAGTTTTTTACCAGACGTGGTTCAAACCCGTACATATCCATAAACACCTGCTTCATTGCCTGCCCGCTGTACTGATACCACTCATGAGCGCTCTTTATGAGACCCTTTTCCTGGTCTGTCAGCATGGACGCAATTCTATCCCGGATACTGTATAGCTTCGATTCAGCGCCTTGTACAAGTTCGTCTGTCTTCATTTGCAGTCCAATGAGTTCATTTGTCAGCAAAGCAATCTCTTCACGGGCTTCATCTGAAATTCCCTCTTCATCTTCGCTTTCAGAGAGTTCATTGATCCTTTGTCTGACCTCCTGGTTTTGATGCACCAGATCATAGTAACTTTCAGTGATATTCTCACTGAGCAACTTTATCTCTGAAGTATCTCCGTAGGCTCTGTCAATTTTACCGCTATAGTAGATGTCCATATTGGGCAGTTTGAATCCTCCAATTGCCAGGGACCTTATGCTATCATCCTGCTCCATCAGCATATATGCCTGCATCATCATAGCCCTGCTGGTCTTTACAGTATTGCCTTCGGCATCTTTCAGCCCCCAGTCTACCGTGGTATCTTTACCCGCTCTTGTAAGCGGATTCTGCATCAGCCTATGAAGCTCCTGTGCCCTGCTCTTATCTTTTGTCTCTGTAAAATTGCGGAATTGATGGTAGAAGTCTCTCTGAAAAGCCAGCATTTTCTCCGTACCTTTCCGGAAGCCATCCTGCACCACTTTCCCTTCGTTGTCCTTGATGTAACCGCAGATTGAATTAAAGAACGTATCCGGGCTCATCTGCCACTGGAAAAATCTGCGAATCGCCACACCGACGCCGGGGGCAGCCGCCGCGGTTTGCCGGATCTCCCCTGCCATCTTCTGTGCTATCCCGCTGATGGTTTTGTCCTTCCCCATAGAAAACGCCTTGTTGGAGGTTACTACCTGGTGCATCAGGGCAGACAATGTCCTGTAAATCTGCTGCAGATCATCATTGCTTAGCCGCCGCATGTCTCCCTTTGCTAAGGTATCTGTGAGATTCTTGGTTAAATCGTCAACCATTTCCGCTACGGTTTCATCATAGGACAAATCACTGTCTTTCATGGAACTGTAAGCATTTTTCAATTCCATCAGCCGGGCAAGCGCCTTTGCATTCCGTTCCCCAGAAGTCTCAATTTTCTGAAATTCCTCCTGAGTCTTCTTAGACGGATTTTCTCCTTCCTTCTGCATCTGGGAAATAGCTCTCTCCGTACGTTTGTCCAGATCCGCTGTCCAACGCTGCTGTCTCTGGATCTCGCTCTCGTTGATGGCATCCGCAAATCTTACCACTGCCTTCAGCAGTTCCGGAGATGCGTGCTGTGATGCTCCTTTCCCAGGTTTAAGCGCCATTCTCCGGAATTTATCCGTGATATTATAGATTTTGCGGCGTGTTTCGCTTTCATGGGCACGGTCAATCCTATTCTGCTCTCGAACCCGACCTTCCGAAATGAGCATATCCATTTTCTCCTCATAGTAGTAGGAGATAGCGGATTCTTCTCTGGCGTCTGCCGCTGCCTTTTCGGCAACCTTATCTGCTTTTGTCTTCGGGGTTTGCCGAATCTGATCGCTTACCATTGTGTTGAGAATGTCATTTTTTACTTGTTCGAGGGTGAATCTCCAATCTGTTTGATACGGATTTTCATAGACAGGCTTCAGGTTTTGCAGGGTATCTTCGATGTGAATCAGCTGATCGCTCGGGTTCGCAATACTGTCTGGGAAAAGGCCTTCCCCGAATTGGTCTTGCAGCTCCAGCCACATACTGTCTATCGCTGTTCCCCCGTCACCCTCGCCTCTAAAGCGCAAGGTATAGCGGTTTCTCTTCCGGAAATCATCAAAGTCAGCAATATCCTCACGCATAGCTGCCGTGACTGTGATCGGAGTATCTCTCAGATATCTTTTCAGTTCCTTAAACATTTCTGCCTGTTCCGCATTTATATCTACCCTGGAGCCATTTAGCAGCGCATAGGCAGCCTGTTCAGCCATTTTGTTCAAATATATCTGTGAGATTCCTTCCCCTTCACCATTGCTGACGATATAATCTCCCATCTTCTGGAGACGTTCTGTCATTAAACTGATGCCTGTCGTGGAGCTATATGTTCTCAAAAGCTGCCTGGCATACTTCCGCACATCTTCTTCCCTAACAGTCTTTCCTTTTGACAGTTCCATCTGGCCTTTTAGGCGCTTGACCTTCTCTTCCAAATACCGGTTTTGGGCTTTCAGATCTGAAACGGTTTTCATTTCTCTGGAGTGTTGCGGATTGCCTTGTGTAATGTTTCCCTTGACATTTATTCTTGACTTGCGTATAATAGTATTAAAGTCATAGTCTTTCAGTTGCTCGATCCATGATGTGTTCGACTCGGCTGAAAGTGCTGTGGCTTTTTCTTTGTTGATGTACAAAAAATTGTCGTGCATAACATTGTTTTCAACAAATTTATCAAAGCCATCCCTTCCATAGTAGCTTGTAACAAAATTCGTATCAATTTCAATGTTATTGAACATTCCTTTTCCGTCTGCTCTCACAATTGCAATAACAGGAGATTTATCTACATCCACCATATCAGTAACTACGACCACCGAAGCACTATCTTTATTTATAGCATCCATTATCATTACAGGATTGGCGATTTTGCTCGGTAATGCCTTTATCTGAGCTTCTGTAAGCCCATGCTGATGCTTCTGAGTGTTCTTTTCCATCATGGATTTTCTGATATGGCTTGCCGTAGTGAGCATTGGCAAATCTCCGTTTAGCCCTACCTCTCTAAGAATCTTAGGAGTTTTTCCGAGATAAACCGCGTTTTTTCTATCGAACGTTCCCGCAATGACCTCATCAACCTGGGTGGAAAAACTTATTGGCGAATACCTTACCCTGTCATTGGAATGCTCTGGCGTCATTGTTTTTTTGTTTGGATCTGATCTTCCATTGTTTTCCGCTGCCCTTATTCCTGCATCGTGTATATCCCGCAAAAACACTCCAACTTCCCCTGCCACATCCTGATAGTCAGCCGCAAAAGCATTCATTTGCCCGAGGCTGTCGCAAAGGATTTCCTGGAAGATCTCATCAGCAGTCATTCCAGATTCTCCATAGGCGTCTGCATACATATCTATGATCCTCTGTAGTTGATCCGGACTGTACTTTTTCCGTATCTGCTCCAGAACTGAATCTATGTTGATCTCTCCGCGGTCAATCTGTACATGTCCTGCTTCATGCCGGGCAATTTGCTCCGGGGTAAACAGTGGGTCATCATTTCTGACAATAATCCTATCACCAACAACTACTCCCCGTGCCTCTACAGTGCGGGGCTGCCCTTCTATCACTTCCGACGTTTGAATGCTGCCCCCTGACACAAGTACACATTTCAGACCGTATTTTTCGGAAACACTAACCGCCTTCTTTTCTTCTTTTGTGTACTCACTTTCTTTCTTTACCTCTAGGTGCTTACTGTCTGTTCCGCCTGGAATATCAAGGTCATGTGCACTTATTTTTTCATGAGAAGATTCATTAGCTCCCTTTTGACTGTCGGATCCGGCATTTTCTTGGTTCCCTGCCCGTGCTTCCACCGACTGTGCGCGTCTGCCGGAATCCGTACGATCATTCCATTGTTCGCCCTGTCGTAGACTGTTGCTTTCCTCTGTGCCATTATAATACCCTCCTGCCTTTTGCCCCGCCACATAGGCGGCTTTTCTTTGCTCCATCGTCAAATATTTGGTTTTCATGGATTTGGTTGCAAAAATCTCTGCCATACCTACCGCACCTACATTATAGGCAGCTTCATATGCCTCTGCGAATTTGTAGGCATCCTGCCCTTCCTGCCATGTTTTTTGCATGACTTCCGGTTCTATATAGTCATGACTTAGCTCAATGACCCTGGACCGGTTCACCTCAGTATGCTCGGCAGATATCTCGTTCCCCGCTTTTTTCACCACATTGTCCATGGTGACCGTCTGAGCGGGGTTCTGGGTCTGTTGAGACGCGGGGACACTCTTGCTGTCAAGGGCTTCCTGGGGCATCTGGGTGGGCTGCACCGCGGCGCTATAGTAGGCAGTGTTGAACCTCTGGGGGCCGATCTTCCCTACCCACTCGGGGGCTTTGCCGCCTTTGAACTTCGTCTGGGGGTTGAGTTCCGCCGCCACCTGGGCGCCATAGTGAGAAAATTGGATTGCCCGGCGCTCCGAGCGGTTTAACTTCTCCCCCGCCGCCTGCTTGGCAAGGGCGGCGGAGATCTTGGCAACATCGCCGCTCTCCCCCAGCTCGGTCAGCCGGTTCTGGGCGGCAGTCTGAACGGCTGCCTTGTCCTGTGCTTCCATCGCCTGTTCATTGCTATAGACCAGATTATATATCTGCCTTCCGGATAGGGTTTTCCCGTTTTGCAGTATTCCCTGCGCTTTCTGGGCAGTCTTGCTTTCCGGATCAATCTCCAAGGCTTCATTTACCAGCGCCTGAGACTCCCCACCATAGACTTGCTTATAGTCATTATAGACCGGGGTCATACCAATTTCCTTGACACCGGCACCCACAGTGCCCATGCCCGCGCCGGATACGAAGCCACCATACGCTGCCCAAAATACATCCTGGGCATTCTGCAAAATCACCTGGGCTTTTGCCTGATCCTGTGTAAGCCCCTGTTCCATCAGCTTATAGATTTGCTGATTATCCTCTGAGCCTGCGCCCATAACAAGGGCATCCCAAAGCATATTGGCAAGCTCAGTATTGACCTCCTCGGATGCCTCTACGCCACCCTGAGCAAGGGTTTTCCCTACAAAGTCCTTCCATCCAGAAATGGGCTGGTTCAAGAAGTTCTCTGTAAACTTGTCAATACTCACATACTCAAACAGGGCTTCCAAAATACCGGATCCCAATGCGCCTACCATCATTTGTTCTTTGGTAGCGCCGCTCTCATACAATTCCTTTGCTCGTTGGGAAGCGGCGCCCATTCCCATAGCCGCGGTATATGCCTTTCCCATGGTCATTGCCCCAACAGCACTGTCCACACCGCTCATAATTCCCTGATAGGTGTTGGCGGCAAGCTGCCCGACAGTCTTCTGGAAGGTGGTATCGCTGCCGATCTTCTCGACAATATCATCCGCAGTAGAGGATCGAACCTCCGTTGCAAAATTCGTCAGAGCGTGTCCACGGCTGTAAGGGTTGATTTCTTTCCCTTGCAGCAGTCGGGCAGCATCATCCGCAAACGCCATTGGCGCGCCGATCACATTTGCAGGGACAGAAGCAACGTTATATACAGCTTTTTCCAGTGCGCCCGCATCCTCTATGCCGTCCAGCTCCGTTTGAGTTGCCCGGTATCCCAACGTGGCAGACATATTATCCAGGTACTTGTCAGCTGCCTCCTGCCCCTGGTTTTGCAAGAGATAGTAATACAGTTCCACCTCGGTGTCTGTCAGCTGATCCCAGTCGTTTTCCACGCCTCTGCGGACTGCATCCTCAACGGCGTAAATACCTTCTCCATACTTCTGATAGCCGGAGAGGCTACCTTCCTGAAAATACCGGTCTCCGGAAACGCCGTAGAGCTGAGGGTATAGATTGTCATAGATGGCCGGATCACCGGAAGCAGTCTGATACAGCCCCAGCCGGTCAATGATCTCCCCCTCCTGCCCTGTAGGCAGCGCATAGTCCCGCTTGGATTCTCCGAATCCTTTTTCCTGGGTCAGGCCATATTTTTCGTCCACAGCTTTCTGTATGTACTCATATTGCCGGTTCTGGGCCTCCAGATTTGCCTTTTCCCGTTCCAGTTCGGCAATCTTGTCCTGGTTCTTTCCCTTCGTCTCCGGACCACCGGAAATTCCAAGGGCAGCATTTTGTGCGGCACTGCCAAGCCGCTCCAGGAAGGACAGCGGTTCGACCTCCCCCGTTTGGAGCTGTCGGATCTGCTCTTCTATCTGCCGGATCTTTTCCTGATTGTGGGAATAATATCCCTGCCGGGCAGAGACCGCATCCTGGTCGTATGGTGCTTCCCGATCCAGCCAGCCGTTTTCCTGCTGCTCAGACTGATACAGTGTTTTGTAAAGGCTGCTCAGATAGTCCTTGTCCTCTCCGGCTGGCATACCCTCCAGGACTGTTTCCAGTTCCGGGGCGGTATGCCAGTTATATTCTTTCTGCAATCGTGCTATTTTTTGGCGTTCCCTCCAGCTGTCATCCTCTTCCAAGTGACTGTAAAAGTCATCATACCGCTGAAGTGCATCATTGATTTTATCCAGGCCGTACCCCATGCCAGTCAGTTGATACCTCGATTTATCGCTCAATGTATCATTTTCCGAATAATCAGTGATACTTCCGCGCAGCCCCTCCAAATCCCGATATTTCTGACGATAGGTGCTCCAATCTTCCGAACTCGGCAATCCGCTGAAATAGTCGTGCATTCCATTGGCATTGTCTACCAACGCATTGTAACGCTGCCTAAACTGATTCTGAATTGGGTCAGAATAGAATGCATCCCGGTAATTCTGCTTTGTACGCTCCAAGAGCCCTGAAAAATCATATTTCTGCTGTGATGCGCCAGATGTATCCACCTCAGCGCCTTCCCCTCTGCTCGGGAATGCGCTGGGATAGTTTTTCTTTGTTCTTTCCAGAAGTCCATCCAATGATGCCATAATTTCCTCCTGACTTAACCGTAGATCATCATGTAGTTCAGTTGATCTTCTTTCTTAATGAGCCCCTCTTTTGCTGCTTGGGTAATCAGTGCTGCCGCCTGGTCTGAGGATATACCGCCCGGAACTTGTTTGTTCACATCATTCATGTACTCCATGAATGTTTGGTAATTGCCGTTTGATTTTCTCTTTCCTCCGCCGGATCCTCTCGCCGCTTCCTGTTCTGCCGCGGCGGCTGCCTGAGCTGCCTGCCACTGGGCAATCCGGTTGCCGGAGTACTCCCGGCTGAGGCCGCTGGCTTCCAGGAGGTCGTCCGACGGATTGACGCCGATGGACAGAAGGTACTCCACCTGGGCCTGGGCCCGTGCGGCATTGTCCTGCCATACGGTATAGTCATAGTTTCTATCATCCGTGTACTTGCCGTAGTCCCAGGTACGCTCCTGGTCATAGCGACCCGCAAGATAGCTCCGGTCTGTCTGCCATGCCGCCACGGCGTCCTTGTGCCGCCCATAGTCCTGATTTTCCCGGTCACTCAGGAGGGCGTACTGGTCTTTCAAGGCATCCCCGTCCAGCTGGTACTTGCTCAGCGCCAGCTGATACAGTTCCGGAATCTTGTCGGTCAGACCCGTGAGGTAATTCTGATAAGCCTGTTGTCCCACAGACTGGGCGTAGGAATTGCCATATCCGCCGGTAAGGGCTGCCGCCTGCCCCATGGTGTCCTGCATGGCAAGTTTTCCGTTATGAACATACTGATCCTTGTACTGATTGTACAGGGCATCTCGGGAAACGTCGTACTGGAAGGGCTTCCTGTTTGTGATTTTACTCATGGTATCGTCCAGCTGCCCCTGCCATTTGGACTGATACTCCCCGGGCTTCAGGCTTTCGTTATCCTGGAGCCGCTGCTGTGCCCTCTTGATCACGTCCGATTCTTCATATTTTTTGTAGCTGTAAGCCATATTTTGGCCCTCCTTATGTCAGTGAATAGTGCCCGTCTGTTCCCAGAGTCCAGGTGTAGTCCCCCATCCGAAGCTGTCCCAGCACCGCCCGGCTGGCTTCCAAATCCTGAATATCTGCCGTGGTAATGTGCAGGCGGTAATCGCTGATGTAGGCAACCTCCGTATCGTTTTCGTCATAAAAGCTCAGTTTCCCCGCGGTCAGCCTTGCAAACTTCTTGAAAACCACGGCGCCGTCATTACTGGTCTGCTGACCGATCTCCACACCGTATACCGGTGCTCCGTCCTCGCCATAATACAGAAGACCCGTCTTGATGTAGGCGTTCACATCAATGAGCTGGTCGCTGATCTCCGACACCAGGCTTTCAATTTCCTGGATGTTATTATAGACACGGTTCACCCCGTCCGCGGTCTCCTGGATCTTCTGAGAAGTCTCCTGGCGGTATGTGCCGAAGTCGGACTGAGCAACGTACTGTCCCTCCAACTGCCGGTTGATCTCCTCATAGTAGGCATTTACAATATCCGCCGATTTGATGATCAGAGACTTGATGGAATTAAAAGTGGCTTTCGGGGACTTCTCCTCCCCGGGGACGGTTCCACCCTGGCGGTTTTTCCCCGTCTCCATTACCCGGAGCATGCTGCCTTCCGCCGCGTCAAGGGCAACGTTGAGCTGCTGCGCCATTCTGTAAAGATAGCGCTGAATATATCTCAACTGCTCTCTCTCATTCCCACCGGTGATTTGCGGAAGCTCGATCATCGCGCCCATTTGGATACACCTCCCAGGAATTGCCCGCGGTGCAGGTTGGTGTCGCTGCCGCCCTCTACCGTCTTCGTAACGGAGAACAGCCGCACATCGCCCCGCCCTTCCAGCCGCAGGCGGAAATGGTCACACCGCAGGAGGCGGATGGGCACTGTGCAGCTCCGGAGTGTGCTGCAAATAATAGAACATACCTGATGCCACACATCCTCACTGTCATAGTCGATGTACACGGTCATGCTGGATCCTCTGTCCATACTCAGCCGCATGGTCAGCTTGGAAATATACTTATTGTCCGGACTGTCCAGCCCCATGCAGCCGGTCTGTGCCATCCATGGTACAGGCTCACTCTCAGGCTCTCCGCTGCCCAGCACGGTCTTAATCTTTCCATCGGCACAGTCGATATAGTACAGCTCATTCCTGCATGAGCACCATCCCAGCGCCTTTGTACTGTCCTCCCTGTGCCACATTCGGCGGGCGGTATCGTACACCATGAGCACATATTCCCCGGTGCTGTCCTCCATCATGCTGATGTAGTATTTGTTCCCGTGGGCGCCCGCCACTGCCTTGCTGTATGCCACGTCCCCAAAAGCGGCGGAAATGTCCTCCGGAAAGGATCCGTCGAAGGCACATACTCCGGTGCGGGATTTGTAGTACAGTACCTCGTTCACCGTGGCAAGGCTCCATTCGCTGCCCCGCTGGACACCCCGGCAGTTGATGGTCTGGATCTGATAGGCCGCCGGGTAGCTGCCGTACACCTTGTGGAAGCAGTTTTCCTTGAAAAACAGCGGGTATCCCTGGTGGTTCACCGCCCCGGTAAACTGCCCGTCGGTGCCCACGCTGGCAATGTAGCTGTCCGTGGAAATTCCGGAGAAGCAATTCCAGTTCTTAAAATCCCCCAGCTTGGAGGCGTAGATCTCATTGACCACGGCTCCATTCACCGCGGTTCCGTACCGGCAGCCCCAGAGGCGATTCTCACTCTCGATCACAAAGTCCATGTTGGGCATTCTCCGGGCAACGGTCACCGAATTTCGGACGGTGTCCGCCTTTGCAAGGATCCCGATGATCACGATATAGTCGTCCCCTTTTGCCTGGATCACAAAGGATCCGTCTATGGCGGAAACGTCCGCGTTGGTCAGAATGTTTCCGTCACTTCCGGTCAGCTGCTCCCCTGCCAGCCCGGAGACGGTCACCCCGTCGCCCTCCCGGAAAGGCTTTCCCAGGTTCTGGCTGGAGATCTTGATGTACGTGGTGGCAAACGCCGCCCACATACCGTTTACATCGCTCCACTGCTTCAGGGAGTTGGGCACGGCGGAGGTATCCAGCCACAGCTGGCCGTCCTTCGGCTCTGCCGGCGCGCTCTCCTGGGTATAGTCCGGAGACATTTCCGCCCCGTCCAGCCGGCACAGGGTGAAAGCTACCTCCCCCTGGGTGGTCACGCTTGCCTCAATTTTGCCGTAGTCCGACAGATCCGCCGTATTGATGTACTTCTTGTCCGGCAGGATGATCACATAAGCGCCCATGGATACCAGACGTTTGGGGCAGTCCTCCTCCGCCGTAGACAGTCCCATGTCTACCCGGTAGCCGTTTCCCACAAAATACTGCCGGTCCACATAGCAAAGCGTATCCTTTGCAATCAGCCCCTGGGCGCTTACAGGCGCGGCATACACGCCCCGCTTTTTTCGGGGGGCAAGGACGGGGAACCGATCTGAGGAGAGATTCTGCATATCGTACAGCTCCCCTTCCCCGATCCGGAGATTATGGTTGTAACCCATCCACGCATCGGTCACGGTGCGGCTGGCGGGAAGTTCGTTTAAAAAAGGATACCGCATAATTCCTCCTAGAAATACCTGCTCTTTACTTGCAGCGGAATATGGGTTCGGTTGTACCAGTTGGTAAAAGCAGCCCGATCCGCCTCAAACACGGCATTGCTGTTGTTATAGCGCCCATACTCGCCCAGGGTGTAGTCGATCCGGCTTTGGAGCCAGTGCACATATATGGCGTCATACGGTGCCCCCACAAGCAGCTGTGTGTTGTCCTCCATCTGTGCCGGAGGATCCACCCCATCCGCCCCCTCATGGGTGGCAGCAACAGTTTGGTACAGCTCGGTATCAAGCCGGTACAGCCAGCCAAGCAGAATGTCCTCGCTGATGGAAGTCGGCTGTACCTCGTCAATGATCTTCAATACTTCCTTTACGGTCATGTATCTTCCCCCTTATACCAGAAAAGGGGACGCTTCCGCCGTCCCCCTTTCCGCACATCTTATTTCTTATCCAACTCTTCCACGGGAGCGCTGGCCTGTGCCTCATACTCCATGGCGACGCCCAGCATTTTCTCCCGGTGCTGGAGGACTTCCGCCACGCTTTCCGGAACCTCCACCGCCTCGCCGCGCTTGATGAGATACGTTTTGCCGTTGACACCGACAAACACGTCATCCTTTTCCGCACGGGTCAGGGGCAGCTTGATCTTTACCTTTTTTTCAGAAGCCATACCGATATACCTCCTTAATTAGTTCGCTTCCGCGTTGGGGGAGAAGGCGCTGCAGCACTCCACACGGATCATGTAGGGCTCCACCAGGATCTCTGCCGTCTGCATAGCCTTCCAGCCTACCGTGGAGCGCTGATCCAGGGGATCCGCCGTACCGGCGCTGCCCCGCTGCTTGACGATGGTCTGAAGGCCGCCGCCGGTGACCTCGGTGACGCCGTAGGCACCCTCCGCCAGGAACAGGCAGCCGAATACCGCAAGGCCGCTGGGGCAGCCGTC